TCGAGCATCTGGCGGTGGCCGCGTGAACGCTGTCACCGTCACCCTCACCAGCTGCGTCCTCCTCGCCGCGGTCACCATCCCGTACGGGATCCGGCTCGCACGCAACGTGCTCACCGGGCCTCTCATCCGGCGGGACGATCTTGAGGCCCTCATCGACGCGACCCGGGAACACAACGGGCTCACCCCCCGGTACACGCCCGCCCAGCTTGAGACGCTCGCCCGTGACGCGGCGCGGCGTGCTGGCTGTCCCCTCTGCCAGACCGAAGACGAGGCGCCATGAGGCTCATCTGGACCTGCCCGGACTGCGACTCGGATCTCGTCGACGAGTACTGGAATTTCTGGTGCCAGGAATGCAGCCGCGAAGTCAGCTGGCTTGAGTTCGCTGAGCTCGCTGAGGGTGATGAGCGCCGCGACTTCCTCACCATGGAGGAGGTGAACGATGGTCGCTGACACCAACGCCGAGCGGCTGCGCCTCGCCCGCCAAGCCCTCATCGATGACGGCTACTTCACCGAGGATCAGGTCGGTGAAGACATCGCGGCGCGGATCATCGAACGGCTCGCCGCAGCACCAATGAACGGCGGCAGCCTCGCCGCCGCGCTCGCCGCGTTCCAAGCCGAACTCCCCGCCATCGGCAAAGACAAAGCCGTCCTCGTCGAGAAGAAAGGCGGCGGCGCGTACGGATACAAGTATGCGACCCTCGGCTCCATCACCAACGTCGTCGCCCCGCTGCTCGGCAAGCACGGACTCTCGTTCACATCCAAGCCCACCATCAGCGCGAACGGGTTCGTCCTCGCCTACACGCTGCGGCACGCAGGCGGGGAAAGCGATGACGGCGAGTATCCGCTGCCCGACCCGGTCCGCACCACCCCGCAGATGATCGGGTCAGCGATCACCTACGCACGCCGTTACGCACTGTGCGCGGCCACAGGGGTGGCGCCTGATGATGAGGAAGACGACGACGGGCAAGCCGCCCAGCAAGCGGACTACCATCCGGAGGTCCGCGCTGACGGTTCCGCGACTGAGGCGGAGCAGATGCGGATGAACCGCGGCCCTGTCGCCGGCACCCAGCGCGTCAAAGGCACCGAGCCGGACAGCCAGTGGTATGACACGCCCCGCACCGACCGGACCCCCCGCGAGGAATTGCCGGGCACTGCGAGCCGACCGCAGCTGAACAAGATATTCGGCTTGTTCGACAAGCTCGGCTACGACAAGGACGACCGGGACGGCCGCCTTGACCTGACCCGGGAGCTGGTGGGCCGGGAGGAGATCCAGTCGTCGGCGCAGCTCTCGTATGTGGAGGCTGACCGGCTGGCGAAGGCACTCCAGGAGCGCGCCAAGGGGGCTGCCGTGAACTGAGTAGACGTGCGGCGCGTTCTGCCCCCCGCTGCGCGCCGCACCGCAGCCGCCCGCTGGTGGCTGCACCCCGCCCGGCCCGGGCGCTCGGGAGGCCACCGGGCCGGGCGGGACACCTGGCGCTTAGAGCGCACGCCGGAGCGTTACCGGCGGCCAGGACGTGACAGATAACGCGGTTATTGACATGGCCTGGACGGAAGAACAGATCTCGTTCATCCAGGCAGTGGCGGAACTCATGCAGCTAGGCGGCGCGAAAGCCGGAAGCGGCGATCTCCTCAGCGCCATTGTGCCGCTAGGCCTGCGGTTCCGTTCCGTGACACCTGATGAGGATCTGCTACTCGCGGTGGCCTATCCGCCAAAAACCCTTGCCGAACTTGTCGACCGGATCACTGAGCACGGAACGTGCCCGAAGTGCGGCCTTGAGCGCACCCGGCGGACTGACGTAGACCGGGGCTGGTGGCATGAGCGTGAGCCATGGGGCTATCAGCGAGGGTGCTCCAGATGACGGAGGTCGAGCCGCGCGCTTCTGCTGCCCCGGCGACGGTTACCGAGGACCATGTTCTCGCGCTAGTCGACAGTGGCCGCAGCGAGCTAGAGCGCGCTGTTGCAGCTGGCGATCCGGCCATGGTCGCCGAAGTGCAGCGGCGTGCTGATGCGATCCGTTATCTGTCTAAGAAGGCCAAGCTGGCGATCGGTGCCGTAAATGCGGCGGCACGGCTGAAGACTGACGCCGAATGGGACGCGGGCCGCATGCTTCGCGAGGCCAAAGCGGAAGGTGAATATGGCCAGGGAAAACCCCCAATGTTGGGGGTTTTGGGGGTTAGTACGCAGGACGCCCATCGCTGGCAGGACATGAGCCGTGTAGACCGTGACCAGATCGGCGCCTACTACAAGAGTCGCGAAGAAAAACAGGCCGAAATAGCGAGCTCGGCCATTGCGCATATGGGTGCCCGGCTCCGCCGCATGGAGAAGATCACCGAAAAGCAGGAAAGCTACGAAGACCTGTCGCCTGACGACCGGCCAGCCCCAGTGATCTACGCCGACCCGCCTTGGCGCTATGACTTTGCGGTCAGCGACTCGCGCAAGATCGAAAATCAGTATCCGACCATGACGACGGAGGACATCGCCAAGGAAGACCCGGCACCCGAGGAAGACGCCGTCCTGTTCATGTGGGTCACCAGCCCGAAGCTACGCGACGGTCTCTATGTCATGGAAGCCTGGGGCTTCAAATACCGGACGTCCATGGTCTGGGTCAAGCCGCAGATCGGCATGGGCTACTACGCCCGCAGCCAGCATGAGCTGCTGCTCATCGGTGCGCTCGGCTCACTGCCCGCGCCAATGCCAGAACACAGGCCGTCCAGCGTGATCGACGGTCGGCGCACAGAACACTCAGCCAAACCCGACCTGCGACCTGTTCTCGACGCCATGTACCCGGGCCTGTGGAAGCGTGAAATGTTCTCCCGCCGCCCCGCCGGCGATCTGTGGCTCGTGCACGGGAATGAGTCGTCATGAACAGCCCCGACTGGGACGTCGACAGGCCCTGGGGAGAAGCAGGCCAGGACTACGTCCAGTCCGTCTTCAGCTGGCCCGCTGTGTCGAAGATTGAAGTGAAACGCAAACGCCGCATAGACGAATGGATCTATGTCGAGCTCGAGCAGAACCCGTTCGGTAAAGGCTGGCGACCCAGCGGCCTCGCTGTCACGAAGGCCGAGCTATGGGCATGGGTCGTTGCGGGCACAGGTGCCATGTTTATTTGCCGAGCCGATATGCTGCGCGCCGCGCTGGGCTGTGACCGGCCGTGGATCCGCACCGCCCGCGAAGACGACGGCGACTGCCCTACGCGAGGAAAGCTAATCGAGATCCCGCGCATGCTCGCCTGGGTTTCTAACACCTACGGGCTCGGGCCAGAAGCCCCCTCATGGACGAGGACTCACCTCGGCCGCCAGATCAACCGCCTATCCGGCTACCTAGGAGACGGGAGCTTATGAGTGCCGTGGTTCCGTCTCGACGACTCTTTCCACTCCCACCCCAAAGTCATCGCGGCAGGAAATGAGGCGATCGGCTTGTACGTCCGCTGCGGCACGTACGCCGCACAGCATCTGACGGACGGGTTCGTCCCCGAACAAGTGGCGTTGCAGTACGGGACGCCCGCGCTCGCGGCCACGCTCGTCAACACGAAGCTGTGGCGCCGTACGCGAGGCGGCTGGCGCATGCCCGACTACCTCGACTACAACCCCTCCAAACAGGCTGTGGATAAAGAGCGGAAAGCAGCAGCAGAACGGCAAAGACGCAGACGGGAAGCCATGGCGTCACGCCGTGACCCACCCCGTGACTCACACGACCCCGTCCCGGCCCGTCCCGGATTTAAAACGGCTGACGTAGTCAATCGCACTAACGGTTCTACGCCCTGGCCGCCCGATGTGATCGAAGCCATCATCAAAGAAATTCTCGACGCCACCGGACACCACGTCACCGAAGACTGGGCCGACCGCATCGCTGCCGAGATTCTGCAAGACCGCAGGCCAGCGAACACCGTGGCCTACGTCCGGCAAGCCATCCGCAATGACCCGAACCCGCGGCTGCGGTTCCTGCCGCTCTACTGATCAGGAGACGACCGTGACCCGTCATGACCCGGGTGATACCGGTGCCAGCGACGTCGACGACTGGAACCCCGACGGAGCACGAACATGACCCGGGACGAGAAGCTGCCGCCCGAAATCATGGCCATCATCCAAGAAGGCCGCCGCCATCCTGAGCGGAGGGTACGTTACCGACGCCGCGTCGCCCGCGACATCACGCCGCAAGAACGGCATGAGATCCACGTGGCCATGGGCGACGTCGGCAGATGCGACGAGAGCTGCACGCACGAGCCTTACCCGCCATGTCCCGTTTGCGGTGAACCGGCATGACCAGGGACGACCTCGAGGCGCGGGTCTGGCATCAGCTGACCGCCATGGCCTGCCAGCGCATCACGCAAGGCGAGTTCGTCGACAAGGTTCTCGCCACAGCTGACGCTTACGCCGCCGGTTACGCCGCTGCGGTGCTCGGCGAGATCGACAACTACCGCCGCCAGCCCGAGCCAGTCATCGTGCATCTCCGCGACGATTTCAACACCCCGGCGTGCCGCCGCACCGGCATGCACGACCCGGTTCTGACCGATACCCGCGAGAACGTGACATGCCGGTCATGCCGGAGGACCACCACCTGGCGCGAGGTATCGCCCCGGTGCCCTCAATGCCACCGCCACCATGAGGCCGCGTGATGATCGTCCACTTCCTCGCCGGCGCCGGTGAGACGGTCGCGTGCGGCGTGCTGAACGTGAACCTCGTCAACACGACCGAGCCGGGCCGGGTCACGTGCGGCCCGTGCAAGACAACCCCCGCATGGAAGGCCACGGCATGAACAGTGACCCGGCGCTCCTCGGCGCCTTCCGCAAGCAACTCGCAATGGTGCTCGCATCGGAGAACGCGATGGCGTTCCTCGGCTTGTGGGCAGCGTGGAAAGACCAGCCGGGCGTCAACCGCGACGACCTGATCGACATCATCAAGGCAGATGCCCCGGACCTTGCTGGCGGCATGCTATGACCACCGGCGAACGTCTCTTCGCCTGCCGCAAATGTCACAAGAGCGGCGACATCCGCTGGCTCATCTCGCATGGTCACAGCCGTCTCGGTTCCTGGCTGCTCGGCAGCCTCATGAACGCTCTCGATGGCTGGACCGAGTTCAAGCGCCAGGGACGGCTGCCGTGACCGGCTACGTGTACCGCGGCAAGAAGCGTGAAGGGCTCCCCGACCTCGAAACCGTGAACGCGGCGATCATGAAAGCCCGCCTGCCCGGCGCCCTGCACGAGGCGCACACCGCGGGCGGGCTGCGGCTCCAGCGGGACGTCACCGTCCCGGAAGGCTCCTGCCGGAAAGGTCACCGGTGGACGATAACGACCGTGTCGGTGCGGGCGGATGGTACCCGCCGGTGCCTGACGTGCCGGCGTGAAGCCCGCGCCCGGCGAAAGGAGCAAGCCGCGTGAGTGCCTGCACGTGCGTCCCCTGCGGCCGCGAATTCACCACCCTCGCCGCGTTCGACCGTCACCAGGACATCGACTACAAGCGGCGCCCGGTCATTATCTGCCGCGACCCGGCGACCATCGGTCTGCTGCAGAACAGTCTCGGCCGCTGGCACTTCCCCGTGGATGCGCGTTCCCGTGTAAGCGTCACGAAAATGCGCGCCGAAAAGGTCGCTGCCCATACCTCAGGTACCCCCCAGGCTCCCAGGCCCGCAGAATCGCGCGGCTCAGAGCCGCAACCGGAAGGAACCTCACATGAAAGCTCCGCTTGAGACGAAGGTCGCCGCCAGCTCCGGTGCCGCGCTGCTCGTCACCACCGTGTTCGCCGTCCTCCACTGGCTCGCACCCAGCCTGCGGACCCCGCCGGATTACGTGACCGGGCTGCTCGTCACCCTCGTCACCCTCGCCGCGGGTTACCTGGCGCCGCACACCAGCCGGATCAAGCCGCTCACACCCGCCGAGACTGTGGTGCTGGATCGTGCCTGGCGCAATCCGCCTGACCTGTCCGCTGCTGACCGGCGCCGGGCGGAGAACCTGCGGCTCACCCACGCCCCCGGCACGCCCAGCTTCTACCCGTACCCAGGCGAGGCCGTGGACCCTGCGACCCCGCCAGCGAAGGAGACCACACCATGACCACGCCCCAGGCAGCCGCCCAGCCGCTCATGTTCGGCATCGACGCGGCCAGCAGCCAGCACGACGTCGACTGGGCGACCGTCGACAACAGCACCGGGTTCGGCTTCGAGAAAGTCACCCAGGGCACCAGTTACCTGAACCCGTACTGGGCGAAAGCCAAACCCGCCATGGCCGCGCGCGCGAAAGCGACCGGGTTCGTTCCCGGCGCGTACCTGTTCCTCAACGAAGGCAACGGCGCCGCCCAAGCCGACTGGTTCGCGCAGAACGCCGGTGACCTCGACGGGTTCATGCTCGCCGTCGATATCGAACCCTGGTCAGCCGGCCATTCCCGGCCGACGCTGCAGGACGGGAAAGACTGCGTCGCGCGGCTCCGCCACCATTACCCGGCCCACCCGGTCGGCGGGTACATCCCGCAGTGGTACTGGGACAGCCAGGACACGACATTCTGCGACTGGCTGTGGCAGTCCCGTTACCTGCTCCGCACCGGGACGCCCCGCGAGCTCTACCCGCACGTTCCCGCGGACTGGTGGACGGGTTACGGCGGCCTGGACGTCACGCTCCTCCAGTTCACCTCCAGCGCGACCGTGGGCGGCGTGGCGGGGCTGGTGGACTGCTCCGCGTACCGCGGTCACCCCGCAGACTTGCGGAAGCTGACGCTGCCTCCGACGGCCCCCCAGCCGTTCCCGAGCGGGCGGCATGTGGTCAGCGACAACCCCGGCACCCTCGCGGCGCTCGCGAAACTGCAAGGCGTCGATGTGACTGACATCTGGTGGGCGACAGTGCTCGGCGGCGGCGGGACGCTTGTCCTGCCCGGCAGGCCCGGTCACCTGCAGCGCGAACTCCTGAACAGCGGGAAGTGGGACGAGAAGATGAAAGCCGGGACGGTGCTGTATCTGCCATGACCGCCGTCATCCTGACAGTCCTGTGCGCTACCGGCGCGACAGTGGCAGTGCTCCTCGGTGCCCACGTCTACGGGTGGGAGGAACTCGCCTGGGCTTGGACCGCCGTCATCTGGTGCCTTATCGCGAGGGCGGAGGCCAAATGAGCCGCTCGAAGGTGTTCGCTGCCGCCGCCGCCGCGTGTTTCACCCTCGCCGCGCTCAGCGCCGGCGGGGTGACCACATGGCCAGCGTGGGCGTGGGGGTTCGGCGGGTTCGCCGCCTGGATGATGGCCACGATATGAACGCACCCCAGCCCGGCGACATCCTCGTCACCCGCTCCAGTTCCCTGTTCGGCGCTCTTATCCGGCTCGGCGCCGCCATCCGCGACCAGCCCAACCTCGGTAACCATGTCGCCGTCGTCCACCACAAAGACCTTCATGGCATCATGTGGTGTATTGAAGGCCGTCCCGGTGGTGTCGGCTGGCGTGACGCCACCGAATACCTCCGCTCGAGATGGACGATCACTAACGCAGATCAGCCCAAGACCTATGCGCAACGCGAGCTCATCTGCCAGGCAGCCGATGCCGCAATAGGCACCCCTTACGACTGGCAGGGCATCGCTGCCGATGCAGCAGAAGCGCTGAAGCTGCCTGCCCTGTTTGCGGAGAAATGGGACGGCCATGTACCCGGTCACGTTGTCTGCTCCAGCCTCGCCGCGTGGGCGTACAGCAAAGCCGGGCTCGCCCATCCCGTTTATGATGACCTGCCCAGGACCACGCCAGGCGACTGGCTGCAATTCCTGCTCACGAGAGCATGGGCCACGCCGTGACCACCGGAACCCGCGTCCTGCCCCCGTACAGCGGCAACAAGGCTGCCTGCGCCAAATGCGGCACCAGCAGCCACCGCGCCGGCGGCCATTACACCGAATGGGTACCGCCGCAGATGGTCAGCTCACACGGTGTGACGGTAGGTGAATGCCTTGAACGACGGTGCGTTAACTGCGGCTACGCGTGGGCTGAGGCAGTCGTCAAGGCGGTTGTCACGTGACCGGGCTGGCTGAGGCGTGCGCTGACCTGCGGGCATGGCTCCCTGTCGCCGCTGCGCTCATCACCGAGCCCGACACGCAGCCATCAATCGGCCGCACCCAGCCGCACTCGAAACCGCCATGGAACGCCGAGGCCGCCGCAGTCATCCACGAAACCATCGGCACCCTCGCCGACCTGCACCTCGAGCTCGCCCACGCGGTGCACGGCCGGTACGTGTGGGACCCCGCCTACCGGCACGCCGGCCGTACCCTCACCGCGATCACCAGGCTTGCCGAGGCATGCGACCATGACACCGTCACCAGCGCCACCACGGCGATCAACCAGCGGGTCACCGCGATCCGTCGGTTGCCGAGCATCGATCTGGAGGAACGGTGGCGAGCCCTGCCAGCCGCATGCCCGCGCTGTTCGAGGCCCATGCTCCGAGCATCGCTGCGAGACGGCCGCGTCGCGTGCCTTGGATGCGGTAGTCGCGGACAGATGATTCCTGGTCAGCTAAGTGACGGATTCGTTCAATGGTCCGATGGCGAAATTACGTAAAGGGCTTGGCTCGCCGACGTACACCTCAACGGATGGGAGCTAATCCTCAGCATCGCCGGCTCATTCTGGCTCGCATCGCTCGTCCAATGGGCCATCGGCAGGCTTGCACGTGTAACCATGACATGGTGGACACGGCGGCGCTCACCCTCGCCGAAGCAGCAACCCTCCTCAACCCGCCCATGACCGAACCACAGCTCCGCGCCATCATCAACGCCCTCCGATGGCAACCATGCGGCACCCGGCCCAGCGGCCGCAGAGGACGACCCGCAGCCACCTACCCATGGCAAGACATCAGCCAGCTCCACGCGGCGCTAGTGCCATGGCTCGGAATAACGTATCGTAATGGGCACGCGACGCATCCCGTCACGCAGTGACACCATGAGCCACATCTGCCCGTGCGGCTGCGGAGACACGATCGGAACACCGGCGCAATGGAAATGCGTCGACTGCGGCCATGAAACCAACGACCGGTGGCTCATCTGCCCCGAATGCGCCGGACGGTAACCAATGGCACGCTGGCAGGGCTCAACCACTGAACGCGGCCTCGGCTCATCCCACGTCCGCGACAAGAAACGCCTCAAAGCACAGCTACGCGACGGCACACCATGCTGGCGTTGCGGCCAGCCCATGTACTCCTCGCAAGACCTCGACCGCGACCACATCACCGACCGAGCCCGGGGTGGTGCAGACGGACCAGCCGTCCTCGCCCACGCATCATGCAACCGGGCAGCCGGAGCCACAGCCCGCAACCAGCGGCGAACCCGCAGCATAAGCGCGGCGAAACCCGGCAACGCACGATGCGCCCAATGCGGTCAGCCCTACCATTACGCGGCCAGGACATGCGCCATCTGCGGCAAGCATTACCACCCCAGCGGCAAGACAGTACGCACCTGCGGCAGGCAATGCGGTGTTGAGCTAAGACGGCGGCTCTACGGCACAGCAGGGATGCCGCCAAGACCGCGATGGTGACGGTCAGCAGTGACCACCCTAAGCATGCTTGCCAGCTGACTACTCTGCGTGATGACCACCCCGACCCTCCGACCACCCTGCGACCGGACAAAGCGGACGAAAATCGAATCGCCGCAGGTCAGAGCCATGGTCATACGACTCCGCAGCCAAACGTTCATCTCTAGTCACTCTGGGTAACGTTACGGATGGTGACCACCCTGGCTGATTCGGGCGCGCTGCGGGTCCGGCGGTCCCGGGCGCATGCGGCGGGTGATCATTCACTCTGTAAGCGCTGCGCGGTGATCCGTGCCCGCCCGGAGAACGCGGGCCCGGTGGAGGATCCGCTGTCGGAGATGCGGCAGCTGGCGGGCCAGCTGGCTGCGGCGTGCCGGGTTGAGCCGGGGAACGCATCGCTGGCGCGTGAGTTGCGGATGACGTTGCAGGCGCTGATGGATCCTGGCGGGACGGTTGATGGTGAGCTCGCCGAGTTTCTTGCCGGGTTCAGCGGAACCTAGGTGGGCGACCCCGAGCACTCCCGGCCGGTCTCATCTGGCCGGCAAGGTGGAGTTCACGGCGTCGGCGCTGGGGTTCAACGGCCTGATGGGGCATCAGCGGCGGATCATCGCGACGAGCACTGAGCGTTTCGGGGACGGTCGTCCGGCGTTCCGGCAGGTGGTGATCGAGGAGCCGCGGCAGCAGGGCAAGTCGGTGAGCGTCTTGTCGCTGATCGTGACGCGGGCGCTTGAGCGGCCGGACACGATGATCTCTTATAGCGCGCAGACCCGGAACGCGGGCCGGCGGCGGATGCTGGATGTGTGGTGGCCGCGGATCCGCCGGTCACGCGGCTTGCGGAAGATTATCGAACCGCGGCGGGCGCTGGGCGCTGAGGCGTTCCTGTTCGCTAACGGGTCGATGATCATGCTGGCGTCGGGGACGGAGACGTCTGATCATGGTGACACGCTGGATCTGGCTGTGATCGATGAGGCGTGGGCGCAGCGGGACGACTCGATCGAGCAGGCCGTGAAGCCGGCGATGATGACCCGCGATGACGCGCAGTTGTGGGTGGTGTCGACGGCGGGGACGGAGTTCTCGGCGTATTTCCGCGGCAAGGTTGATGACGGCCGGGCGATGGCGGAGCTCGGCGTGACCGATACGGCCGCGTATTTCGGTTACTCGGCGCCTGATGACGCGGACCCGGCTGACCCGGCGACCTGGTACGGGTGCATGCCGGCGCTCGGGGTGACGGTGAGCGAGGAGACGGTGCGTGCTGATTTCACGACGATGGACCTGGCGGAGTTCCGGCGAGCCTATCTGTGTCAGTGGCCTGAGGTGGCGAAGCCTGGGTGGGAAGTGATCTCGCAGCAGGCGTGGGCGGCTGCGGCGGCTGATGGCTGAGTGCGCGTTCGGCGCCGAGGTTTCCGAGGACCGGTCGGTGTGCGCTGTGGCGAAGGCGTGGCGGCTGGCTGATGGCCGGGTCGCGGTGAAGGTTGTCTGGCGCGGTTCGCCGGTGGTGGCGCCGGACGTTTTGGATGCGCTGTACATGTCGGATGATCCGGTGGATACGGCGGTGGATCCGAAATCGCAGTCGGCGACGTTGTGCGCCAAATTGGCGGAGCGCGGGGTGCCGGTGCGGCGGCTGGGGCCGGAGGATGTGGCGGTAGCGCATGGCGAGTTCATGGATCTGCTCGCGACGGGTCGTCTGAAGCATTTCGGGCAGGCGGAGCTGACGGCGGCGGTGCGGGGTGCGCAGGCGCGGCCGCTGGCGGGTGCGCTGGCTCTGGAGCGGCGCAAGGTTGGGGTGGATCAGTCGCCGTTGACGTCTTCGGAGTTCGCGGTGTGGGTCCTGCAGCGGTGGGAGGAGACGTCGAATCCCGGCGTCTACGCGATCTAGGTCCAGGCAAGAGGGGGCGGGAGCCGAGCCCGCTCACCGAGGTGCCCTAGCGGTGAAAACGCAGCGGACTTGCTTTGTTCCCTACCGGGCCTGGTTGCGTCAGGGCCCGCTGCGTTCCCGTGTTCTTCGTGCAGCCGCATCCTCGAAACCACGCTTACCCCTGCACGGGCAGCGAATGCGCCGGTCCCTCTTGCCTGGGCCTGCACCAACTTTAACTCAGCCAGGAGGCGTCGTGCGGTCACCGGTTGTTCTGCTGCTGCTCGCCCTGGCGGGGATGCTGGGCGGCGGCGCGCTGGTCGGCGTGTGGTGTCTCGGCGTGTGCCTGATCGTCGATTCCCTGGCGGTCGGCGTGTGGGGTTTGCTGACGATGGAGCTGCCGGAACGCGGGGCACGTCCGGCGGTGTCGGGGCCGGTGTTCCTGGATGAGTATCTGCAGCGGAAGGCCGCTGAGAACTGGTGAGCGTCAGCCTGCGGAAGCGTCGCTTCGACATGGAGTGCTGGCGGTGCAAGGCGCAGATGACCGTCTCCATGCCCCGAGTGTTCTGTGATCCGTGTCGCATCGTGTTCGCCGAAGCTGCAGCCAAAGCCGTAGAAGAGGCCTGGGTGACCCTGGCCAGGGACTACGGAATCATGCGCGGCGACAAAGTCAGGCGCAAGACACCGGCCGAGAAGGAATTCGAGCGGGACGTTCTGGCTGACGTGGGGCGGCTTTGACGATGCGGCTGATTGACCGTTTCGCGCGGCGGGCCGGTTACTGGGAGGGGATGGCGTCCGGTGCGGCTGTCCTCACCACCACGTACGGCTCGCCGAACAATGAGGCGGTCCTGCCGCAGCTGACCGCGTGGGCGCAGCAAACCTACGGCGGCAACAGCGTCGTGTTCTCGGCGATCCTGATCCGGCTGATGCTGTT